CTACCACCACGCATTCGAATTGCCATAGCAATCCTCCTTATAGTATAAGGTTAAAGAAAGATGTAATCATTACATCGTAAAGTCAAAAAATGAATTATAACGTAAATCGTATATACGAAAAACCCCCGATAGGGGGTACGGTGAATAAACAAGAGCGCACTTCAAAATGGTACAATTTTTCTTGAAAAGCACCTGGGCACGGTAGTAAGTTTGCCCTATGAGTAACGGAGTTATTACATCTAAGCAATTATCTGGTGGTGAAGGGTTAACAGGAGTAGCTCGCGCAGAGGCAGAGAGAGAAGACCGTGAGTTCGATGAAGCGGTAGTTCAAATGGCTATGCAAATTGTAAAAGAAGAGAAAGAAAGAAAGAAAAGAAGCAAAAGAAAGAAAGAAAGAGAAGAAAAGAGTGCTGTTAAATAACCCGTTATTTGCCCTATGTCAATTTCAATAGAATGGCTTGCTCAACTACCGATGGAGGAACAGGAACGCATTCTAACAAGATTGTCCTTACTCGATGATGACCTGGCTCCGATAGAAATCAATGGCACTGTTTATCACATCCCTCATGAGGTGCTTGGATTGATAGATTCTCTGTGGGCTCAGTTGGGGAATACCAGTCCATACCCCGAATGAAGTCAGCAACAATCAAGAACAAAGAGCATTTCGTTTACGAGGACATTTCCGAATTTTACAACGACCATCCTGACATTACTCCCATTGAGGATTGGAGAAAGGGGAAAGAAGGAGATTGGGTTTGGAGTGATGATAGCTCCATCGTTCAGTTACTCAAGGTGTCGGGGAATATAGCTCATCCAGGAGACAGGAAAAACTATTCCTATGCAAAGGGATGGGTAAGGACGGTAGTGGGAACCTTTCTGAATCGGAAGGGTACTTTTATGGATACCGACTTCTCCAGACATCCGAATAGGTACACATTCTCAAAGAAAATAAAAGACACCACCAAAAGAGTTCGAGAGAGAAAGAAGGTAACTAACAAAGAAAGGATATTCGCTACCAACGTATCGGTAGGAATGGGTGTGGTAAAGTCCTACATGGATGCTTATGATGAGGAGTCACCAGACAAAGCCAAAAAAAGAGCTGCCGTGCTTTTAAAACAGGAGCGAGTAATGAAAGAAGTTGAGAAGGGTGTCCAGGACATAGCAAAGTCTCTTGGCATTAATCATGAATACATCCTAAATAATTTAAAAACTCTTGCTGAGACCAGTGTTGATGAGAACATAGCTCTTCAGAGCTTAAAGGAACTCGGCAAAGCAATAGGTACTCTCGGTAGCGGAGTTAAGAGAGTAGAACAGGGGGTTATCGGCATGTTTAGCGGTTTCTCACCTGAACAAATAGAAAAAGCTGAGAGGAAGGTTCTCGGCACAGGTAAGGGGGAAAGATGATATGCCCACATTGCTCTTCAATGTATACCAAAAAGGATGGGAAGAGAAAAAGGAAGTATGGAATTTCACAGTATTACAAGTGCAAGTCATGTGTAAAGAGTTTTTCTATACCTCTTGACACAGAGGTTAAGGAATATGACCCAACTATTCAGCCTGGGGATATACTCTCTTATTCATCTAACAAAGTTGTAAGAGTACACTGTCTCACAGATATCCATCTTGGGGCAAGAGAGTTTGATGTTAATAAGTTTAGTTCCGCTGTTACAACAATAGCGAAAGACCCACATTCAGTATGGTTTGGAAATGGTGATATGATAGAAATGATTCCTCCAGGGTACAAGGCTATCTCTGGAAGGGGTCAGATACAACCACCAGAAGACCAGTATCTAAGTTTTCTCCAAGCTGTAGCTCCAATAAAAGATAAATGCTTATTTGTAAGGGGAGGAAACCATGATTTTCTTAGAAGCTATGTTATTCTCGATTTTGATGTATGTAAGACTCTTGCGGCTGAGTTAAATGTACCATACTACCAATATCCAGGATATTCTAAAATATCCGTCAAAGGACAAGATTACTACCTTGTTAGTGGACACGGGAAGAGTGGCGCGAAGAATGGCGACCTTGAATTGGATAGACTTGCTTCGATTTACTCTGATGGAGATGTTTTCGTGCTTGGTCACAATCATCAGCTATATGCTAAGCCAGTTGACTCGATTAGAGTTGAAGGTGATGAAGAGTCTCTCAAGAGGAGATGGTACGTGAGAGGAGGTTCCTTTTTGAGATATGCCGCTTATGCTAGGTATGCAGTTTACCCAGTTATCAGAACAGGATGGGTGACTATGGAGTTCTCAGAAGAAGGAATTAGGTGTTGGGAGAATTAATCGAAATAGATTTAGACGAAGCTATCAAAGAACTTAAAAAATTAAAGTCAGAACTACCTCTAAACTTATATGATTTAAGTTCGAGACACTATGACGCTCTCAAAGCCATGCTTGACATCATAGAGGGTATGGATATTCCAACTAGGATTCACTACAATGCCGAAGCTAATTGACTATTCTCCAGTAAGGAAGAGAGCCAAAAAGACAAGGCAAGGACAGGGAAAAGGTTCTAAATTTGGAAATATTGGTAGTAAGAAGTATTATCGTAAAAAGAAAAGGGGGCAAGGATGAGCAAACATCCCAACAGGAGGCCTATCTCAAAGAATGATATGGTGAGAGCAATAGAAGGCCTTGTACATCATGTTCAGATATCAAGCCTAAGAATGGAAGATATTGAAAGAGTACTTTCAGATTTCATTGAGTTCATGGATAATGAAAAGAAGTTTGGTGAATACCTAGATGGCAAATATAAACGAGACTCAGATATCGGAAGCGGAACAGACTCTCCTTCTAGCGAAGAGTGATTTAATTGCTTTCGGGAAGCTCTTTCTTCCTGATGACTTTATGCGTAGTGAGACTCCCCCTTTTCACTATGAGATGGCTGACCACATAGATAACCTTGATGTTAAACAACTAGCTATTATTCTTCCTAGAGGACATGGAAAGACTGTTCTCACTAAGGCTTCAATTCTTAAAGACTTTTGTTTCTGCCCTGAGGATGATATGTTATTCTACGCATGGGTTTCCGCTACTCAGAAATTGAGCGTAGGAAACATGGATTACATCAAATACCACTTGGAATACAATGATAGAATCAAATACTACTTTGGAAATCTCAAGGGGAACAAGTGGACAGAGGAGGATATTGAATTAAAAAATGGATGCAAACTCATTTCTAAGTCAAACGTCGCGGGCATCAGAGGAGGCGCGAAACTCCACAAACGGTACGACCTCATATGTCTCGATGACTTCGAGCACGAACAAAACACTATCACAGTTGAAGCTAGAGCTAAAAATGCTAATCTGGTCACTGCTGTTGTATATCCCGCTCTTGAGCCTCATACTGGTAGGCTCCGTGTTAATGGTACTCCTGTTCATTATGATTCCTTTATCAACAATCTTATCGTCAATCATGCGCGTAGTCAGAAGAAAAAAGAAAAGTTTGCTTGGAAAGTAGTGACATATAAAGCCATACTACCAACAGGTAGTGTGCTTTGGCCGTCCTTCTTTCCAGAGAGTAAGCTCGAAGAGAAGAAGAAGTTCTATCGAGATTCAGGTCAGCCTGCTAAGTTTTACCAAGAATATATGATGGAAGTCCAATCGGAGGAAGATTCTGTATGGAGAAGACAACACACTAAGTATTGGGAAGGTTATTATGAGTATGAAGAAGACGTTAACTATATCGTACAAAACGGAGAAAAGAGACCTATCAATACATTTATCGGTTGTGACCCTGCTACTGACATTGATACTAAAGAATCTGATTTTAGTGTCATTATGGTTGTGGGTGTGGATACAGATAATAATCTATACGTTCTCGAATATGAAAGGCATAGAAGTATTCCAACTATAGGAGCAAAAGGAATGGATGGGGAACTTCTTGAGAAGAAAGGAGTTGTCGATTATATAATTGAACTCTATAACAAGTATCATTGTACCTCAGCTACTGTAGAGGATGTGGCTATGAACCGTTCTATATTTCAAGCATTGAATGATGAAAGGAGGCGGATAAATCGCTTCGATATAGCTGTTATTCCTGAGAAACCAGGTGGAACTCAGAAAAGAAACAGGATTTACAGTGGTTTAAGTGGCAGATTTAGCATGGGAACAGTAAATTTGAGGGAGAATATGTTTGATTTGGTGAACGAAATCCTTACTTTCGGCCCCAGAATGGCACATGATGACACCATTGAGTCTCTTTATTATGCAAATGTGCATGCTTTTCCACCTAATTACTCTCAAAACAAAGAGAAAAAGTGGTACAAACCGAAACGTAAGGCTAAACCCTGGATAGTAGCCTAAGGAAGAGACAAATGCCCGATAGAATGCATCTAAATGTACGAGACGGTAAAATTCAATCAATAAAGCAAGGAGGAAAAGAGCAAAATGAAATGCTCCCAAGATGGTATGTTAGATTACTGAGGGAGACAATGAGTAATGATAGAACGAATAGGAATACTCTAAAATTTCAAAAGGCTTATAATATTTATAGAAGGCACATTGGTATTGAAGATGACTTTCCTCTAAAAGAGGATGCTATGTTGGGGCCACGTACTTCAGCTGCGGCTAAATGGTTTCATGAGCATGATACAAAAATGGAAGATGATATTGCATTTGATAAGATGCAAAAGTCTTTATCGGATAAAAGGATGGATTTTTATAGGAACTTTGAATTTACAGAACCCTCTGATACTTCTGACGTTAGGAGATAATGCCTCGCTTTAGCAAGAAAAGCAGGGGGAAGTTAGAAACCTGCGATGAAGACTTACAGGAGGTATTTAATATTGCTATTAGGTATTTTGACTGCACAATACTGGAGGGTTTTCGAGGAAAGAGTAAGCAAAATGAGGCTTATAAGAAAGGGAACTCTAAGCTCAAGTTCCCTATGGGTAAACACAATAAAGTTCCGAGCATTGCAGTTGATGCGATACCTTATCCGATTGATTGGGAAGATAGGGAAAGGATGAGTTATTTTGCAGGATTTGTTCTAGGAATAGCAAGAATGAAAGGTATAGTTCTTCGATGGGGCGGCGACTGGGATATGGATTTTAAAACCAAAGATAATAGGTTCGATGATTTAGTTCACTTCGAGATTAGGAAGCCATAGTGAGTAATAAAGTAGATACAGGTGGGAAAAGATTAAACCTATTTCCAGCTAATGATAAAGTATTTAATATGATGGAAGCTGTTGCTGATAAGTCTTATGTAAATATATCCGATATGTCTCAGCCTAA